TTCGAACGTATCAACATGTCTACCTATTCAATATAAATATCAACAAGCTATAAGATATTTATCAAATTTAAATGATATAGACAACTATTCAAATGTAATAATCACGCGTCCGGATATGTGTTTTGTTGACTATTTACCTAGATTAGAAACAGAATTAGATAATATCTATTATAATAGTATATGCGTTAGGTGTATGGATCATTGTTGGTATGGTAAACCCAGAACAATTGTTAAACTATTATTTAATATTTATGATGATTTTTTACAAAATTATAATGAAATTACTAATATAGATCAAAAAAATCGAGATAATAATGAATTGTTGCTTTATCAATGTAATAAACATAATATTAACCTTAATATATTACAAAAATACCTTGTTAAAATTATATATATGTAATAAAATAATATTCAGTATAAGTATATAATGATAATCATTACAAGTATATATAATGATTATTATTATACCTATAGGTGGAATCGGACAACGATTTAAAGAAAATGGTTATAAAAAACCTAAAGCATTAATTAATATTTATGGAAAACCTATAATATCACATTTATTAGATAATTTAAATACTGATAATATAGATTATATTTTTATACCATATAACAACGAATATAAGCAGTATAGATTTGAAGATTTATTAAATAAACAATATCCCAAAATACAATTTAAATTTCTTTGTCTTGAAGATAATACAAGGGGGGCTGCTGAAACTATTAATATTGGTCTTTGTAACCTTAATGAAAAAAGAAATATACCAGTAATATGTCTAGATAGTGATAATTTTTATACTTGTGATATAATTTCCCAATGGAATGGAGAAAATTGTATTTTTTCATTTGAGGATTTTAATGAAAATCCTATATATTCATATGTAAAAACAGATAATTCTCACGAAGTTACTGATATTAAAGAAAAAGAAAAAATTTCAAATAATGCTTGCACTGGTGCTTATGGGTTTCAGTCAATTCAAGAATTAACTGAATATACATCGAAAATTATTGAAAAAAACATAACTCAAAAAACCGAATTTTATACTAGTGGAGTAATAAAGGAGATGATAAGTAATGGACATATTTTTAAAAATAAAACTATATTAAACTCTGATTTTATATGCGTAGGGACACCAATACAAATGAAATTGTTTTATAACAATTATCCAAGAAGAAATTCCATAAGTGATAAATTAATAATTAATAATAAGAGAATTTGTTTTGATTTAGATAATACACTTGTAACATATCCTACGGTCAACGGAGATTATACATCTGTAAAACCAATTGAAAAAAACATAAATTTTTTGAAATACTTGAAAAGTTTCGGAAATACTATCATTATTTATACTGCACGACGAATGAAGACGCATAATGGTAATATTGGTAAAATAAATGCGGATATTGGTAAAATAACTTTTGAAACATTAGATAAATTTAATATCGTATATGACGAAATATATTTTGGAAAACCATATGCGGATTTTTATATTGATGATTTGGCATTAAACTGTTTTGATGACTTAGAAAGAGAAATGGGATATTATAATAGTAAAATTGAACCAAGAGATTTTCATAGTATTGAAACAGGTAATATTGACACTATAATAAAAAAGGGTAATCTGGAAGGAGAATATTATTATTATCAAAATATACCTTGTTCTTTAAAGGATATGTTTCCCATTTTTCTATTAGGTGATAATACTTATATTACAATAGAAAAATTAAATGGAACGACCGCTACAGAATTGTATTTATCTGAAATACTGAATAAAAATACATTTATTCATATATTAAAAAGTGTAGATAGAATTCAAAACTGTAATATAAATATTGACGATATTAATATATATGAAAATTATGCTTCAAAATTAACAAATAGATATGAAAATTTTGATTATTCATCATTTGAAAATAGTAAAAGTATGTATGAATCAATATTCGTAAAATTACAAGAGTATGAAAAAAACGACCAAGGTAGAAAAACAATCATACACGGTGACCCAGTATTTACCAATATAATTATAAATAAATATGGTAAAATTAAATTCATAGATATGCGAGGAAAAATAGGAGATACATTAACAATATGTGGAGATTGGTTATATGATTGGGCCAAAATTTACCAATCAATAATTGGTTATGATGAAATATTATTATCAAAATCGATTGAAAGTAAGTATAAAGAAAATATGATAGACGTCTTTAAAAATTATTTTATTGATAGATTTTCAGAAGAAGATTTTGAGAATTTAAAAGTAATTACAAAAAGTTTAATATTTACTTTGATACCTTTACATAATAATGAAAAGTGTATCCAATATTATAACTTGTTATTTTCTATACATTTAGTTTAATTTCACTTTATTTTTATGTCGATATAATACAAAATGCTCCAACTAATTTTCTCTCTACTTTTCTTAGCAAATCTATCAAACGCTTATGATAATCACCTTACTCATACTGCCGTTAATATTTCCCAAGCAACATATTGTATGACACAAACCAGTATGTGGGATTGTATTACGTGCGATACAACTAATTCTTATGACAATATCCTTATTCAAAATGGAGAACAAGTGATATTTGGATACAACGAAGAATACGAGTCAATCTTCGTCAGTTTTAGGGGGTCTGAGAACATACAAAACTGGATATCTAATATTCAAGTATCACAAACAACACCATATCCGGAAACAAATATTGCTGTAGAAAAAGGGTTTTATAACCTGTTTGATTCCTTGCAGTCAAACATATACAAAGCAATAGATGAACTCGTTGAAAAATACAATACAAATCAATTGCTACTTACCGGACATTCTCTAGGTGCAGCATTATCAACACTAAACGCATTTGATATTATGTATTATCAGAAAAATTACAAAATTCACTCATTAATTACATTTGGTTCTCCAAGAGTAGGAAACAAGGATTTTTCAAAGGTGTTTGAAACCTATAATATTAATTCGATTCGAGTGACCCATTATTACGATATGGTTCCTCACGTTCCCGAAGAGTTTTTAGGGTATCGTCATATTTCCCAAGAAGTATGGTATAATGAGCCAAATACAGAATACACAATATGTAATGATGAAAATGGAACAGAAGACGACGCGTGTAGTAACTCTTGTTCTCCTACTAAATGTACGAGTACGTCCGACCATTTAGATTATTTACAAATAAAGATGGGTAGTGGTGGGTATTGTTGGTAACTCTGTCACATAAAATATATACGCTATAATATATATTTTAGAACAAATGAATACACAAGCAAGTTACGAGATATTCGGTACTCACCAAGCAGTACAATATAGACAAAATACAAATATAGATGAATCAAATACACGCCTTAATGGTCGTCAGTTTGCCGATTCCCCATTAGAACCCAACTTTGATATTCGTCCAGTGCCTACAAAATACGCATTGTTCCCCGTAGTAAATCGCCGCAAACCAGTTACTGAGGAGAGATTACCATATGTAGATTATAATCAAGGCGCAAATTTTACTCCTGCCGTATCAAAAGGTTCTGTTTCTGGATATATGAACGGTATAGATACAGAAACCATATTACGTAACCAAACATTTGCTATGCAAGATGGTATAGGACAAGATGTATATGTTCCTTCATCCAGTAGCGATTTGTATAAAGTGTCGGTTGTTTCGCGACCATCCGAACAGCCACATATGGGATTATTCTCACAAAACACATTTAGTAATCGTGCTCATCCTAATGTTGAAAATACTACTATCGGTAAAGACCAATTTTTCAACCATACCCGTACACAGTTACGTAACTCTACTTAAATAAAAATTGATAATTCAAAATTATATAATGGTTTATTATATAATTTACTAACAACATGATGAAGTACATAAATTCTATATTAACATCTAATAACTCAAACAATATGACATATAAGTGGTTAGTCTCAATAGCATTAGTATATGCTAGTGTAAAACTAATAAATAATACAAAAACCCCATATGAAGCGGTAGAAGGGTTTAATCAAAGCAAGCCTTATGTATATAAACGTAATGAAGATATATATGACGATTTTGTTGCTGAAATATATGATACTTTACACGATACAGCAAAACAAACCGATTGGGAACTAGCCCAGATAGTAAGGATAACATCGCCAGATGTGAATAATAGTGTATTTTTGGATATAGGTTCTGGTACTGGACGTAGTGTTGATATGTTACATCAATCTGGATATAAGGCGTATGGTGTAGACAAATCAAGTGATATGATTGAATATGCGGAAACCAAGTACCCTAACAACGACTTTATTCACGCCAATGTAGAAGACCCATTGATATTTGACCGTGCTAGTTTTACACATATATTATGCACCAAAAAGACTATATACCAATTCCAAAATAAAAAGAAATTCTTTGCTAATTGCTACCATTGGATGATACCGAATAGTTATTTAATTATCCATTTAGTTGATAGGAAACGTTTTAGTATGTTTGAACCAAAAGATACTTCCAAAATTGAATGGCCTTCATTTGTGCCTGAAAAAAATAAAAGACGTGTTCGCGTGGTATCAGATTACGAAGATTTCAAGTATAAGGCAAACTATACATTTCCAGTTAATTTAGAAGAAACAAATATAGTTAGTTTTACTGAGTCATTTACAGATAAGGTGACAAACCACGTTCGTCATAATGAAGAAATCTTATATATGGAAGATATTCGTGATATTTTAGATTTGGCAAGCCAATCCGGGTTTATCTTTCACGCCAAAGTAGATATGGAAACACTAGGGGATGATAACCAATATTTATACATTTTGGAAAGACCACACTAATACGGAAAAAAACTATAAATTATCTACCAAAATATATTAGATTCATGATTCAATATATTTTTTCTTCTTTGTTTTTCTTTTTCTTGGTTTTATTTGCTTATATAAAAATACGGTATCCATTCTGGAATAACCAACCAGTATTTCATACTTACGATTATTGGCGTTATTTTTACAGCGTTCCTTATATTATATATAAATATCGTCCAGTAAAGACAAAATACTGTGATTTTCATCAAATAGAAACAGTTCCATATAGTGAATGTTCTCAACATACAAAACAAAATCTAGTAAATCTACTTCAATGTTATTATATTCCTTCTGAAAAAATATTACATACGATTACAGAAACAGAAATAGATACAATATTAACAGGAACAAATGCCCCGTGTTATGTATCCGTTTTCCAAGAAAAAATAATTCAAAATAAAGGAGAACACGAGACATCAATCATCGTAAGCCAAGAACCAACTGGCTGTGTTACATCTAGACCATACAAACTGTTTTATCGTCCTACCTTGACGGAGAAGGTATATACATCAGATCTATTATATTTTATAGATTATTTATGTGTAAAACGAGAACAAGACGCAAAAAAATTCAATAGAATGTTACTACAGACACACGAATATAACCAACGAATAAAGAATTCGGATGTTCTCGTATCTTTAATCAAAAAAGAGATTGATTTGTTTGAAGGAGTAATCCCTGTAGTGAAATATAATACATCTACCTATTATCTTCCAGTTCTACATCCAATTAGTTTGCCTCCAGATTGCGAGTTAATAAAAATAGAGTCTACGAATATTCACATTTTAACGGATTATCTGTATAATATGACACATAACAATTATGATAATGTTGAAAATATGTTTGATATGTGCGTATTACAAGACACTGCGTATTATTTGTCACAGATAAACGCAGGAATCCAACATATATATTGTTTGCGACATAAAGAACACGTATACGGAATCTATTTTTTTAAGAATACATACACAGACTATGAAGACCTTGATGGAAAATTGTTAATGTTCTCAATGAGTATAAAAAATATAAGTGATAATAATGTTTATTACAGTGGATTTATAAATAGTATGTGTAAAATCATAAATGAAAAACAAAATCAATATAAAATGTTAATGATTGAGA